GGCGCTGGCCAAACAACTGGCTGATGCCGGGTACCATGTAGAATATTTGGCAGGACAACCCTACTGGGTGATGTACGAGAAGCCATAAAAATACTAACCGGACATTTTTTTTATTTTTGAAGTCCTTGCTCGTGAGAGTAAGGGCTTTTTTTGTCCTATGAGAGCAGATAGTTGGGTTCTATCTTTGTGACAAAAAAAGAGATATGATACGTTTTTTCACAAGATTCGTCGCCACCTATGGGTATGATTCACCGAAGGAGTTCTTTCTTTCGGTGGCTCCGAGCTTCAAGTACAACCTGCAATTTCCGGCCATCTCCTTCAGCGCCGTCACTGCCGTAGTCAGCGAATGGATAGGCATTACACCGTTCCTGGCCATGGCCATGCTCGTCGCCATTGTCTCGGAGATGTGGACGGGCATCCGGGCAAGCAAGGTCCAGGGAATAGGATTTGAAAGCTTCCGTTTCTCACGCTGTATCATCAAGCTGTGTATCTGGCTGACCATCATCTATATCACCCACTCGTTCTATCTGGAGAGTAAGACCGGAGCGGAAGAAAGCTTTGTCATGCTGCTGGCCACCCTATTCTTTTCCATTGTCAAGGTGTTCGTCATGACCTGGTTCTGCGTCGAGCACGTGACAAGCATACTGGAGAACCTGGCGGTCATCGACGGCAAGCCGAAAGATGCGCTGATCAAGCAGGTGGGAATATTGTGGGTGACAGTCACGGATAAATTCAGAAGAAAGGCCGATGAGACGGAAGGTTAGCCATATGTTGCTTTGTGCGGTTATCGCACTTCTCTCCGGCTGGGCCGGCCACTGGCTGGGTTCCCGGAAACGGAGCATTGTCCACGTACCGGAAACGGTGGTCAGGCATGATACAATACGCCCTGCCATTCCGGAACCGGAGGTGATTGTCCGTGAGGTACCCACAGAAGTGGATACGGCGGCTATACTGGCCGACTATTTCTCGGAGAAGCATTATCTTGATACAATTATTGAACGCCCTTACCTGAAAGTGGAGCTGACCGACGTGATATCCCACAATTCATTACTTGACCGCACGGTAGTGGTGGACTACCGGCAACCGGTCGTCTGCAACAACGCACTGGTGTTGGGAATGGATGCGGGACGTTACGGATGTGTACTGTCCGCAGGGTACCGGTGTAAGTCCTGGGAGTTCAGGGCGGGCTATGACTTGTACAACAGGTCGCTGGTGTTGGGCATTTCTAAAACTCTTTGGCAATGGTAGTGAATGGCATACATGATGGAGTGGACTGTTTCATCTCGGAAATCGGGGAAATAAAAATCTCAGGAATCACGGATGAACAGTTGAATGTCCGTATTGAAACCGGAGGTACGGAGATTTTCAATGAGAGCTATTATGCTTTGAAAGGCAACGTGGTAATCCATGAGATAGGGGAAATGATTCGCAGTCACTTCTCCCTGCATGACCCGAAAGGGATGTCAAACAATGTAGTCTCTTATTATCAGGCTCCATTGTCCATAACCGCTGTGTTTTCAGATAAGCAGGACACGGTCCGGAGGAGTTTCAATGCTTATTACAGCCGTTGTCGCACATCGGTATCCCCGTCAGACGTGTTTTTTCTGACACATGAGAGCACAATCCGTACAGCCCATGATAGAATGGAATATCTAACCTTTACTGCCCATAAAGGCATGTCGGTGGACATAAGCATAGCCTACATGGATGCGGGAAAGGAAAAGTACAAGACAGTCAGTGAGCAAGTGGATGCCACTGCCGGTATGCTCGCTGTCTCTTTTTCACTTGACAAGATTGTACGCCGGTCCGGTATTGCCGTATCATCCATCACATATTATGATGTCCTATTGAAAAAAGATGGCACTGTAAAGGATAAGGTGAGATTTGTCAATGATGACCGACAGTATAGGAATGTCACCAATTTCATTTACCGAAACGCATTCGGTATGCCGGAGACAATGGCATTCACCGGACTGGTGGAATATTCCCCCGAACTTGAGGGTGATCCGGTAGAACTGTTACAGAGAACCGTCCGCACTTCATCCAAATACATTGACAGCCGTACGGTAAACAGCGGCTATCTGGACACCAGACAATACGGAAAGGTACTGGATCTGATAACAACTGATTCTTTGCAGCTGTATAATACGGAAACATCGACAGAAGTGGTGACCACTGACATTGATTTCTCACACAGGCGTACCGGCAGCGAGAAAATAAATGTCTCGCTCACATTCTGCCAAGCATCACGCCTGCATCTGGCTTTCGGGCGTACCGGTGATAATGGTATTTATGGGCGGATATTCGACAGAACATTTGACAATACATTTGAATGATATAACGATATGGAGACAATACGCAGAAACCTGGCTCTGGCCGACATGGACATCCGCACGGACGAACGCGGACGCCGGCGCATCTTTTCGATAAAGTTCGTCAGCAAGGAAGGCAAGGTCTATTTCATGCCCCAGGCCTACGCCTGCGGTGCAGGACGCATGAACATGAAGGAATACCAGCTCCGGGGCGTGCAGCCCTGCGACTGCAAGGGAAATCCGGAAGGACACCCCTACCCCGTGGATATTGACCTGATACTGGAGTATAACAAAAAGAAAATAATATTCTGATGAACATATTGTTTAATTCAAGCGGTATTCCCCTGCTGATGCAGTCCACGTACATATTCGGCGAAACGACGGGGACACCCCAGAACGAAATGAAGGAGCGTACCCGAATCCTGGCGCCATATGACTTGTCGAATGTTTCCTATATAGACATCGACGGAGTGAAGGTGCGTCCATGGGGAGATGAGAATGATTTCCCCCAGAAGGCGGCTGAAGAGATAGGAAACACCAGCGTGCTCAATACGGGCCTGAAGTTTCTTCGTAACCTGACACTTGGGCAAGGCATATATCCTTGTACGGTGAAAGGTTACGACAATGATGGCAACGAGATACTGAATCCCGTTACCGATAGCCGGGTACAAGCTTTTATTGCTTCCCGGAATGTGAGGCGCTACATGGAGAAGGTGCTTCGGGATTACTTGAAATTCGGTAACGGTGCCGTCCAGTTTGTGCCGTCGGCTGCCGGCAATTCTTTTGCAGGGGTCAATCCGGTCAATGCGCTTTACCGCCGTTATTCCGAAGTGGACGAATACGGAGCCTGCAAGTGCATCGTTTCCGGATATTGGCCGCAACGTCCGGACAAGGGACAATACACCAGGCTGGATGTGCTCTCCGAATACGACCCGCAGATGCACGCCGAGGTGTTGAAGTTTGCCGGAAAGGTGAAGGACAGTTTCATCATGCCGGTACGCGACAGCTGGAGCAATGACGACCTTTACGGCATGCCCATCTGGTGGCCTGCCTACGTTTGTGGATGGGTGGAGATAGCCCATCTTATCCCCCATTTCCTCAAGAAAGCCTACAAGAACCAGATAACCTGGAAGTGGCATGTACAGATACCGTATTCCTACTGGGAGAAGAAATACCCGTCCAAGGACTATTCTGCCAAGGAACGTGAGGCGGCCATACAGAAGTATATGGATTCTGTGGAGCAGAACCTTTGCGGTCCGGACAATGCGGAGAAGCCCATCTTCTCGCATTATGCCGTGAACGAGATGAACGGCAGGATTGAGGAGGAGTGGAAAATCAAGCCGCTGGAGAACAAATACCAGGGTAGTGACAATCTTCCGGTGTCGGCGGCCGCCAACTCGGAAATTCTGTTTGCATTGATGGTGAATCCGAATGTGCTCGGTGCAGGTATGCCCGGTGGCACCTATGCCGGCAACCAGGGCGGTTCCAATATCCGTGAGGCTTTCCTTGTGAACATTGCCAACGCGTGGATTGACCGGCAGAATATCCTGGATCCTATAGAACTCTATATCAAAATGAATGGTATGCCGGAATGCGAGCTGCGTTTCCGCAATACCGTTTTAGTAACCCTCGATACCGGCAGCGGTACCAAAAAAACATTGAGCTAATGATATTCAGTGCAAAAAAATGGAACAACGGCAAGGAGCTGAAAGCGGTGATGAAGGTGAACACCGCCATCTCCTTTGACATGATGGAGGCACCGCTTCGGAATGCTTTCCGGCAATACCTTGTACCGTTATTGGGCGATGCGATGGCGGGCGAAGTGGTCGAGATATACGAATTCGGTCCAAACCCGGATGTATTGGAACAGAATACCGAAGGGGCAACCGAACGGGAGAAGCTGGACAGCCGCCTGCTGGAGATCTGCAAACGCGCGAACGCGAACCTGGCGTTCTGGAACGATTTCGATGAAATCGGCATGCGTATCACCGATGCGGGCTTCCAACGTCAGAAATCCGACAACGGCGAATCATTCCAGCAGGTGTACAAGTACCAGGAAGATAACCTGCGGGCATCGTTACGCAACAAGGGGTTCAATGCGCTCGACGAACTGCTTGAGTTTCTGTATGCCCATATAGCCGAATATCCAGAATTCGCGTCCTCCCAAGCCTATCAAGACCGTAAATCAGCCATTGTCCGCAGTACCGCGGATGTCAATGACGTCTGTTTTATCAATGGCAGCCGGATTGTTTTCCTTCGCCTGCAGCCGCACCTGAAGTTTGCCGAGGAGATGCTCCTTCAGCCGGCCATCGGTGACAAGCTGTATGAGCATCTGATTGACGGACTGGTAAATCCCCCAGAAGATGAAGAAGCCCGGAAGAGCGTGGAACGGTTACGCCTTGCCTGCTCCCGCTACATTGTGGCAATGGCGGTCAGACGGCTGCTGATGGAGACGGGTAGCGTCACGGACCGGGGGCTGTACTTCACCGCTGTACAGCCGGGTGAGAAGGGCAATGAGGAGAAGAGACCCGTCGATACGGAGCGCATAGCCGTACAGATCCAGAATCTGAAAGCGGATGCGGACATGTACATGACCGTTCTGCTGCGTACAGCACGGAGTTGTTTTGAGAATTTCTATGAGGGTGATCCCAGGCAGATATACGACCGGGACAATGACCATAAACGCACATTCTGGACATGAGGGAGCTTCGCATTGCATACCGTAGATTCGGAATCCGCCATGAGATAATCCGTCGGATACCCCAGAAATGGGAGGAGCTGACACCGGCACAGTTCCTGCTCGTGTCGCGGCTTTATCTTCAGGAAATAGACGAACCATCCTTCCTGAAGGAGTTCTATTCCCTGCCGTCCGGGGTCGGTTCCGACACCTATTACAGTTATAAGCTGAGCGAACTGGTGGAGTTCATCAGCGACTGCCGTGTCCGGATGGACCGCTTTATCCTTCCTGCCGTCTCCGGGCTGAAAGCGCCGGGTGACCGTCTGAAGGGGATGTGTTTCGAGCACTTCATGCACGTGGACACAGCTTTCAACCGCTATGCGCGTGACGGCAAGGATGCCTCACTCGATGCTTTCGTATCAATGCTCTATTTGAAAGACAACGAATATATTGTCCTACCGGCGGGCGGGAAAAACGGTTTATTTAGCAGGCAGAAACCGCTGATACTGCAAAAACGGATAATGAAGGTGACAAAGATTGACAGGTACGTCAAGTATGCCATATTCCTGAACTACGTTTTTGTCAAGAGGTGGCTTTCAAAGGCTTTTCCTTTTCTCTTTCCGTTGGATGATGAACCGGAACCGGAGGAAAATCGGAAAAGACCAACAGCACCGTCTGTCAACTGGCTCGACATCTTCGACGCTTTTGTCGGTGACGATGTGGCAGTGATGGAGAAATACCAGGCAATGCCGGTGGCAACGGCATTCCGTATATTGAATAAAAGAATCCGTGACGCTCAAAAACAGAAGAAATGACTTTTTCGGAATACATAGAGAAGCTGGCTGAAAGGCATGTCGATATACGACACAAGGAGAATGATGAAGTACACTTCCTCTCATCAGAACGGGAGAAGCATACGGCACTGGACAGCGTGCTCCACTATCCGGCAGTGATTGTGGACCGTGGCTCAGGATTCGGTTACGGCGGTAATCCGGGTGCATACCGGAAAGACCGCGATTACCTGCTCTTCATTGTGGAGCATGTGTCCGACACCTCCGACTATGAGCAGATAGAGGTTGCCCTTGACAAGTGCGAGAGTATTCTTGATGAGCTGCTCAACCAAATTTTGGAAGACAAACGGAAGAACCGCCAATGGCTTGCCTTTTCACTCGAAGAAGTGGAAGCGGACTATGTGGTGAACAATGATAACCAACTCTACGGCGTAGTTGTGGCTGTTAGTCTGTCCGAACCCTATAAAGCTTTGAACTGCCGGAAGGCATTTTTATGATACAGTATGTCTGATACACTTACAACATTGAAAGAACTGGCGGCACAAGTACGTGGTGCCACTGGAGAGGGCGAAAACACCGCCGAACGCATAGGGCGTCTCTTTGTGGGCATCCTTGCCCTAATGGAAGAATCCGAAGTTTCATTCGAGCCTTCCGAGGGATACGATACGCTTGAGACATTAAAGGAACTGGCGGTGCAGGTACGTAGCGCTACTGAGGACAGTGAAAATACCGCCGAACGTGTCGGACGTGCCTTTGTCGGTATCTTGAACCTGCTGGAGCAGTCCGGATTTGAGTTTGAGATTGTCGAGGGCGGTGATTCCATAGAGGTCATGCAGACTCTTTCCGGGCAGGTGCGTGGTGCCACCCGAAAGGGAGAGAACACGGCTGAAAGAATCGGGCGCATCTTTGTCGGCATACTGGACCTGCTGGCCGGCATAAGTGCCGATACCCCTACGAATTTCCTCGTCCGCAGCGATTTGCCGGATGTCTTCTACTCTTCCACTCAGTCGGCCTTGGATGCAGTAAAGGCTGCATATCCCAGTGGTCTGACCCGTGATGTGACAATCACTTGCGTCAAGACTGCCAAAGAACCACGCACCGGTGGTGTGTGGATTGCATCATTGTCAGACTGGAATATGGGAGGCATGCACTGCCTTGCCATTGACGGTGCCGGTCTGCTTACGTATGACGGCAAGTCTCTTGGCTGCCTGCAGTTCAAATTCGTGAGCAATGTCATTATCCGCAATACGGCATTCTGGGACTACGCGAACCAGGCTACAGCAACCACTCCCGATGAATGCGAGGCCGTGGGATTCAATGGTGACAAGAACCGTCCTGCACGGAATCTTTATATAGAAAAATGTTTGTTTAGCGGCGTTTCGAGAGCGGATAACACCAAGTTATCCACGATGTCCGTCAATTGTTACAACGTTGAGAATATCTTCTTCAACTCTTGTAAGTTCAGCGGCAATTATGGCGTGACAGTTTCCTTGAATGACTGCTCTTTCAGCTCTTTCGTGAAGAATGATATCAATGTGGCGTTCTCAAACAAAGTCATAGCACACCCGGTTGCCGTCACGGCAAGTGAAGGGGAGTATATGATATTCGAGGACAATGAAATCAGCGGTGACATACGTGAAGTCTTTGTCTCGTCATATAATATATCGCAATTCATTTGCCGCCGCAACAAGTTCATGGACGGCGGCGGGCAGGCGTTGATTATATCTTCCGCGTTCGGCATGAAGAGGGTGTCCATCGAGTCCAACCTATTCGTTGGAATGAATAAACAACCTGTTTTTGAATGGTTGAAGGAGTGTGTCTCATTGGGAGGGACTATTGACAAGGCTGAAATCAACAATAACACCTTGTTCGCGAATTCGACCTATTACGAGCTGTATGCCTTCCGTGGAGGGGACATCGGCGACCTTGACCTGCACAACAACATTCTGGTCGATGCCACCACCGGGAAAACGCTCAACGGTTTTGTCTTCACGACGGTCAAGAGCATGAGATCAGGCAATAACCTCTACCGTAAGGACGGTACGCTGCTCGTGGTGACCAACCCTTCCGGTCTTGCCACCTCTATCAATATTGACTGGAACACCGGCCGTGACCTTGCCAAGATTCAGGCCCTCGGATATGAGCGAAACTCCGTCGTGATAGCGGAAGGTGTAAAGGTCCTGGATATTCAGAACGGAGGCACCACCTATGCAATCACAGAAGAGACGGATGCGTTGTACCATGCGGACAACGGCTGTATGCCGTCCGCCGATGTCGGTTATAAGTCCCCTTCCGGTTCTGTGAACAGCATAGGCTGCTATAACCTTCACGGTACTGCAATCGACGAGACTGCACCAGCTGCAGGATATGCGGGTGACAACATTACGGATGACGAGACATTCAGCAGCAATGCGCAGTACAGCTTCATGGCCGACAGCATGCTGGTCCTGATGCATAACACCAGGATACGTGACATGCTGGTCAGGTTCTCGATAACCGGTCCGCAGCACCGATACCTTGTATTGGGCAAGTACGGTTCCGTTTCACCGTATCCGGTGCTGGATGATTATGGGGAATACACCGCAGATGAATTATACACGATTAATATAGATTGATATGGCAGAGTTATACAGCAATATATTGAAGGCGCAAATAGGCAGGGTGTCAGCAAAGGCGAAGTCCGACAATTATTTTCCTGTCGCCGGTAAGGACTCAATCCGGATAGACGCCGAAACGAAATGGGGGCAGACCTCGGAATGGCAGACGCAGGACGGCGGTGGTGGAACGGCCACAACTGCCGGGAACCTTGCCAGACAACATGACTACAAGTCTGTCACTATCCTCGGTGAGGGGGAGCTGAACCAGAAATTTACTGCCCGCAATTACTTGACGGAGACGGTGGTCTCCAAAGTCATATATGCGATGCTTCCCCAGGTGCTGCCGTATTTCAATGTGACGGCCACTGAAACTGTACGCGTCGGAGATACAGGCTATATCAAGATTACTGCGGAGAACGGTTACGCCACTTCCCGCAACAGCAGCATCACCGCGCGCATATACAGGGAGAACGGGACTGAACCAGTGAAAACCGTCGGCTTTGACACCAGCCGTCCCGGTCCTACATACTGGGCGTCCTCCGCATTCTCCTTCTCCGGTGCATCCGACCGGGGGATTTACGATGTCGAGGTGGACGTTACCGATACGCTGTCCGGCGTGACCTTCACCAAGCGTATCAATAAGCTCATCACCGTCACTCCAAAGTTGTGCCCGAAACCCTCCGATACCACGCAGGGCTATGAGGTAGCTGCAACGTATTATTCCTGGACGTCCTATGATAACGGCAAGTTGATACCGTTCGAACTGCGCTTATGGCGCAACGTGGACGGCAGCGGACTTAACTATGCCGAAGCGGTCATTCCACGCGGCGACCTGGAGTATGCAAAGTATGACAGTATCCCCATCTATGTACTTCCTGCGGGAACTACTCTTGTACTGAAACTTGATGAAAGGGAGGACGAACCTTATCCTTTCCGACTATTTGTCACAGGCAATAAATTATTCACTCAAACAAGCGATAACGGTACAGCCGACTTTACGTATGCCGCTCCGCTGGTTATCACGCATGACAATGAAGGGGTATGGGACTGGGGCTGGAAATCATACGGGGCATTGCAGATAGGCAATAATTGCCGGAACATCGTTTTTGACGGATACGGCTATCACAATACCGGTATTCATTTCCAACCGTTCAGCCCGGAAGTGTTCGCCAATTCATGCATCTTTTTGGTAAACGGGACAAGTGACTGGGAGATGTTCGGTTGCGACATCGACGGTGCAGGCTTCGCCGGGATATCGGCTAAAACCGACCCGGATAAAAATTATCCCTGGTACTGGAGGGAAAGCGGATGGGAGTTCAAGAACCTGCACATCCACCACTGCACATTGCAGAATACAATGGGCGAGGGCGTGTATTTGGGCTACTATACAAGTGAACCCATAACGGCAACTAACTCACAAGGGCAACAGGTCACTTATCATGCACATACTTTACGGGGGATACGGTTGTACCGATGTAAGTTCTATCATACTTACTTTGACGGCATCCAGATTAATAATTCGAGAGACGTGGAGGTATGTTACAACGAACTCTCCGAGATAGGTTACTCCCGCAAGGGTGACCAGGGCAGTGCGTTCTCATGTACTTTTGACGGCAGGGTCTATAATAACTATGTACACGACATATACGGCATGGTGGGCATTCTCTTTCCTTTCTCTTCCAGGATGGAGGTGTTCAACAATGTGTTTGTCGCTGCCAAACGCGCTGTATGCCTGATGGCCACGGCATGGATGACGGGTTCCCATGAGTTTGTAGACCCGGACAGTGACGGAATTGATGATAACATAGAATGTGCAATCTATAACAATGTAATCAAGGGTCTGTCCCACATGCAGTTCAATACCGACATAAAGTTCTCCGGGCTGACCATGAATGACAATCTCATCATCACGGAGAGGGGCATAACCGAGCTGCCGTACAGTTTTACCGGTTCCGGCAATTATTATCTTGAGGGAGAGGAAGACTATGACGCCATAGACCTGGCATTGAAGATAGCGGACAGTGCCAATTCCAACTATCAGCCGAACTTCAATTCCCCGTTGATATTTGCCGGGCAGAACGGCCTTTCCCCGTTCGATTTCCGGGGCTATAAGAATTGGTTCGACAATATCTACCATGCCGGGCCGTTTATGGGCATATACAAGAGTGATACCCTGCCTTTGATTCTGCGGTCTGTAATGGTTAATGGAGGTGCGGAATCGACTGACAACAGCGAGTTGAGCATCACCTACGAGTGCGAAGGCACGCCTACGATGTACCGTGTCGGTGAAGGTGCGGCACCCACTGGAGCCTGGCTTCCGGTTCCTTCCGGTGCAATCAGCTATGCGCTGCAGGATACCGGTGCGGGTGAGAAGGTCATTTATCTGCAGTTGTCCGACGGGAAGAGCCAGACGGGTGTACTTTCTGCCAGTATAAGATACTCGGTTCCTTCCGGTGATTATATCCGGTTTGCGGATGATGCCGTGGAAAGTATCTGCGTAGCCAACTGGGATACGGACGGTGATGGAAAAATCAGCTATGCGGAAGCTGCCGCTGTAGAAAGTATAGGAACAGTGTTTGCACGAAAAACGGTCACTACTTTTGATGAGTTCAAATATTTTACAGGCGTAACTTCATTGAGTAATTATGCTTTTGAAGCGAGTTCATTGCAAAGCGTCGAATTCCCTCCCGGCATTACGGAAATTCCTACCGGCTGCTTCAAGAATTGTGCGCAACTGTCTTCTGTCGTACTGAATGAGGGGATTACAAATATCAAGAATGACGGTTTCTACGGATGTGCATCATTGCGACACCTGCCCCTCCCTGATACTCTTGCGGTGATTGGGAATGGTGCATTCATAAACGCGGGGCTTATCGATATTGACACTCCGGCAAGGACTGTCTCATTCGGCACCTCGGCATTTTCCGGTGCGACGGCACTTCAGAAGGTTGTTGTCAGGGGGGATGCGGTGTTTTCTATGAAGGTGTTTCAAGGGTGTACGGGTTTGCAGGCGGTACTGTTGTATTCGGACACTTATATACCTTGGCAGGGCTGGTTGCTTGACGGAGTTCCGGGAATCGTGTATGTGCAGGATAATCTGGTTTCGACTTATCAAGCGGCTGGAGGATGGTCTGGATGGACGATAAAACCAATCTCCGAATATACAGAATGATAATACAAATAAACTTTATTTATGGCAAAAGCAGAAATCTTATTCAAGGTCATCCGCAAATGGGAAGGCGGATGGAGTGACCACAAAAATGACAAAGGTGGCAAAACCAATATGGGGATAACCTTGTCTACGTGGAAATCATGTGGTTATGACAAGGATGGTGACGGAGACATTGATGCGGATGATTTACGCATGATTACTCCGGATGACGTTTTTCATGTTTTCAAGAAGTATTATTGGGACCGTTACCAAGCGGACTTCATACACAACCAGTCCATTGCGAACATCTGTGTGGATTGGGTGTGGGCCTCCGGACGTCCCGGTATCACAAGGGTACAACAACTACTGCAAATCAATGTAGACGGCATCGTAGGTCCTCAGACGGTTGCAAGTATCAATCTGGCCAACCAACGGCAGCTGTTCGAAGCTATCAAGACAGACAGAATCCGGTTTATTGAAGAAATCTGTAAAAGGGACCCGTCGCAGCTTGTATTCCGGAAAGGATGGCTGAACCGGGTCAATGATTTCAAGTTCTCTGTCCGTTGAATTCTTGTCCTTTTTTCCACTCTTTTCAGCCTTTAGTTTTGTGTCCGAAACTAAAGGCTTTTTTATGGCAATAACTGAAGAAAAGAGTTTAATGACCTCCGAGAAATTCAATCGAGGAGTTGAGAACTGGACGTGGAAAGTCAGGAATACCTCCGTAAATATTCTACAACGGACACACGCAACCGGCAGATTGCGTAGGGAACTGCAATCCCGTTGGCTGAAAGACCGTGAAGGTGGACCGGCTTATGTCGGTCTGGGTTTCCGCTTTGCCCGGTATGGTGCGTACCGGGAATATGGCGCCGGGCGTGGATATATCGTCAAGAACGGAATTATAATGAAGGGACATTCGGCATGGAGCGATAAGAAGAAACGTCAGGAACTGCGTTCTCTACGTGTTTCTGAATATCGCATCCGGCGCATGCGTACCGTTGATGAACACTATGCCGTTATCCGGCGAAGTCCCCTACCCTGGTTAGACCCTCCCATTGTGGATAACATCGAATCACTGGCTGATTTATCCGGAGAGTATTACGGTGACCAGGCACTCAAGAATGTGCTTCAGAAGTTTGATAAAATAACAATCGAAAAACGTTATGGCAAAAAGTGACAAGACTGTCAAAAGAGGTGTCTACTTGTACATCGATGGCAAGGAAATTAAGAATGACATCAATTCCATTGATTTGGAGATGAAACGTCTCCAGCGTGACATTAAGGAAATGACACGCGGCTCTGAGGAATACAACCGCACCATGGCGAAGATACAGCATCTTCAGGGGATTTTAAAACGGCATCGCCAGGAGATAAAAGGCATCACCACCGAAACCAAGAAAGCGACTGTCAGTATTGGCAGTATGGTAGACTGGTTCAACCGTTTCGGTGGAGTTATCTTGTCCGTAATAGGTTTCCTGACCGGTTTTACCCTTGCCTTGCGCGCCATCAGAGACGAACGCAACAAGTTGGAGGAGTCCCAGGCCGGGCTGAAAGCCTTGACCGGACTTGATGATGATAGCATTGCCTGGTTGACCGGGCAGGCCAAGACGCTTTCCACCACCATGACAAAAGATGGCTTGCGTGTCCGCCAGTCGGCAGCCGAAATCCTGGATGCGTTCATGCTGGTCGGTTCGGCCAAGCCGGAACTGCTTGGAGACAAGGAAGCGCTCAAGGCTGTTACGGAGGAAGCCATGCGATTGCAGGCGGCAGCCAAAGACATCACCCTGAACGAAGCGGTTGATTCACTTACTTTATCACTCAACCAATATGGGGCAGCGGCAGACCAGGCTGGACGGTTTACCAATGTATTGGCTGCCGGTTCCCAGGCAGGTTCCGCCAATATCGCAAGCCAGGCAAAGGCTATCCGGAATGCAGGTACCGCAGCGGCTTCGGCCAAAGTTCCCATTGAACAGACGGTCGCATTGATTGAAACGCTCGCCTATCGGGGTATAAAGGATGAAGTGGCCGGAACGGGATTGAAGAAATTCTTTCTGGTTCTTCAGACCGGAGCGGACGAGACCAATCCTAAAATCGTCGGGTTGGATAAGGCACTGGAGAATCTGAAGAACAAGAACATGGACGCAGGCGCCATCAAGAAGATGTTCGGGGAGGAAGGCTATAATACCGCATCCGTAATCCTTCAGAACACGGAGATGGTGAAAGACTTCACCGCTGCCGTCACCGGTACCAATGTGGCGTATGAGCAGGCGGCCATAAACAGTGATACTGCACAGGCCAAACTGGAGCAGGCACGCAATAAGATGAAGCTGGCAGCCATTGACCTTGGCGAAAAGTTGAATCCGGCTCTGACGGTGAGTACAAATATGCTGACCAATGTGCTCAAGTATTTGCCGGGATTGATTGACTGGTGCAAAAAATGGGGCACAACAGTAATAACACTAACGGTTCCTCTGGCAGCTTATTATACCACATTAAAGTTCATATCTCTTTATCATACTACTTACAACTTAGTCTTACGAGCAGGAATCGCCATCCAAACGGCTTACCGGGTAGCCACCACTGCTTTGAACGACGCATTGGCAGGAGATTACAAGGCAATAGGCAGGTTGATATTACAGATGCGCTCTCATAATATCGTAACCCGGACAGTGGCAGCAAGTACACTACTTTTCCGAGCTGCGCTGGAGACTTTAACCTTCCGCTTCTCTGCCGCAACTAAAGCGGCACGGGCAGCATGGGCGGTATTAGGATTAAATCCTTTTGTTGCTATTGCCACAACCGTTGCAGCCGCAGCAACAGGACTGTATATCTACACTCAGCGTACTTCTGCTGCAGCACGTAGGCAAAAGGAACTGGTGGTTATGAATAGAGAGGCTGAAAAAAGCATTAGCGAAGAAAAAAATAAGCTGGATGCTTTACGGAAAGTGCTTGAGGATTCTAAAGAACCATATGAAAAACGGAAGGCTGCATTAGAAGATATTCAGTCCATTGTTCCGGAATATCATGCTTCATTGACGGAAGAGGGGGTGCTTATCAACAACAACACGCAAGCGCTGGACGGTTATGTAGAAAAGCTGTTGCTCACAGCCAAACAGCAAGCGGCCAATGCCAAATTACAAGAAGCCCTGGCACAAAGGTCAGAATGGATTCAGGAGAACGGTTCCGATGCCATGAAATTTAAAAATCTCGAATGGGAGATAAATGACCCCATCAATATGGACAAGTCCGTTGAGGAACTTGCAGCAGTCAACGGGATATCACCCACTGCATACCGCGTATGGGCTACCCAGAAAAAACGTCTTGACGATAACGTTCGGTATTACGAACAGATGATGCAGGATTATACCTCCCAGTTGCTTGCCATCAACGATAAATACAAGACTATTACTCCAGATTCTCCAACAATTACCGGAAACGGTGGCAGTGGTGGAGGTTCTGAATCTGAAGAAGAGCGGAAAAAACGTGTCAGCAAGGAATTGGAGGATATAGAGACTAACCACATGCAACAGCTCACCCATCTCCAGAAGCTTTATCTTGAGGGAGAAATCCAGACTAACGAGGAATATACTGCCCTTCAGATAGATTTGGAGAAAAAGACTTTGGATGAGAAATTGGCGATAATGGGGCTGGAGCCGCATGAACGTGAGAAGTTGCAGGTAAAGATGCTGGAGGCACAAATCAAGTTCAATGAAGAATGTAAAAAACAGGATGAAAAGACAGAAAAGGAGCGTCAGAAAGCATCAGACAAGATTGCCAAAGAACGCCTTTCAGTTCGTCAGAAACAACTCCGTATCGAATTGGAAGAAGCAGCTTCCTATCATTATAGGAACCTGACTTCCGAGGAGGATTTCTCCCAGGAGATGAACGAGATTCGGAAACGGTATTGGAATGATTTGCTTCACAACTACCGACTGACTGAGGAACAAAGTACGGAGATACAGAAGGAGCAGGCCGAAGCCCAGACCGATGCCGAGAAAGAGAAGTACGACAAAACCATGGAAATGCATAGGCAATATGCCTCTCTGGTGACGGATATCGCTTCCGACTTCGGAGAAACGATTGGTGAAATGATTGCCACTGGCGAACTTTCGCTGAAGAATTTCTTACGTGAAACCATTATGATGGCACTGGATGCTTTGGAACGTGTTATTGAGATCTCCATACTGGAAATCACTGCAAAAAATTTGGCGGCAACAGCTCCACTTTCCTTTATCGGTGCCGCAAAAGCAGCTGCCCAAGTAGCTGCCATCAAAGCGGCTTTTGCTGTAGTAAAAGGGATGGTCGGCAACTTCTACACTGGTGGCTATACCAGTCCCGGCGACTGGGACCAGCCACAAGGCATCGTTCATTCCAACGAGTTTGTCGCCAACCGTTTCGCTGTCGCCAATCCGAATCTGCGACCGATATTCGACGCCATTGACGTGGCACAGCGTAGCGGTAATGTCGGTAATCTGACAGCTGAAGACATAGCAGCTGTGGCAGGTTCCGGAAAGAATACACGTACCGTACCTGCCAAGGCACCCGCTGCCAGCGCCACAACGACGACCAATGATCCGGCTATGGTGGCGATGCTGATAGAATGTACCCGCGTATTGCGGAAGCTTAAAAACAGGCTGGATGATCCGCTGGTAGCGGAAACTTATGTTACCGGCAAACGGGGTATCAACCAGGCTCAGAAAGAGTATCAGAAGTTGAACAACAATAAATCACGCAACAAGCAATGACAGAATTATACATTGACGGGCAGTTGGCCGCCCTTCCTGAAGGGTTCAACATCACGTTCACCTCCGAGAATCCGTATTTCACCCGCAGTTCCAATTATTCCTTGGACATAGAACTCCCCATGCCTGCCAATCATGCCATATTCAAGCACGTGAACAGACTGGATGTGACGAAAAAAAAGACTATCCTTCCGGCCACACTCATCGTTGACGCCAGATGCCTGCTTTACGGCAGTGCGGTTTTACTCTCAGTAGAAGATGCACTGGTTAAGGTACAACTCGTATCGGGTAATGCGGAATTTAATCTGCTGACGAATGATGATCTGTATATTGACGAACTTGATTTAGGTACAATCAGTTGGCCGAACAACAATCAGAACCGTTTCCAGCCACCTGCCAATATGGTGAACTACTACGGTTCGGTGGACGACATTGAAGCTGTATGGTTGCCGGTGTTCTATCAGGAAGCCAAATGGGAGAACCTTCAGAACGATGCAATCTATGAGTTCGGCACGAACAATTTTACCCTTTGCCCCTATTATGGCCGTCGATGTGTACAGCCATACCTTTTGACAGTCATCAAGAGAATAGTGGAGCATTTTGACTATACGTTCGATACCTCCTTCTTTGATAACAATTTCTTGCGGAACGTTTATGTATGCAGCGCGGTAAGCAGCAACCGGGTGGCCGCCGCATTGCCGCACTGGACTGTTTCCGAATTCTTTGATGAACTGGAGAAATTCCTTTGTGCGGTTACAGTGGTCAACGAACGCACCAAAGTGGTGAATCTCGTAGGGCTTAACGATTATTTTACAGAATCCGGAAAGGAGATAATTCCTGCATCTTCCCTGCTACGGGAGTTCACTGTGGATATTGAAGATGAAAAGAATGAGAAAGACTTGGGCACTGGCAATGTGGGCTACAATCTGCCTTCCCATACGGATGACGGCTATCTGCGAATTGAAAGGGACATCATAAAGGCTGCATACAAACAAGAATATGATTCTTACGATGCAATGCTGGCCGCATACAACGGAATGGGTGACAGTGACAAGAAAAGTACAATCTTTATTGTTGGCAAACGGTATTATATCAACTACAATGAAAATGATAAGAATACGCTGCGTGAAGTCAATTTGTATGCGGATTTAATCCGTGACCCGGAATCGTCCGATGTAGAGACCTCACTCGGAATCGTCCCGGCTAAAATTATTCAGTTCAATGTCGGCGTGTATGGCTCTGTAGCTGATTACGATTTGTCCCGTCCGTACACCTCCATGGTATTGAACATACCCGCGGTGGGCTACCAGGCTACTGTTGCCAAGCAGGAGCGCTTCAATGTCCAGGAAGCCATAAACGGTGACGTGGAACTGAAGGAGAAGCAGGAAAAAAACGGGCACATGGAAGTGGCTGTCAATACCGGCAAGTTCAACCGGCAGAACGTAACTTACAGCGGTCAGACACATGCCTATGATTATGCCTATCCTTTTACGGACTACCAGCAGAAGACCGGAGCACAGCTCACGGACTTCCTTCCGTATTCCCTAAGCTTGAACGATGTTTGTCCGGACAGTGTCGGACATCGGTTGTCGACACTCAGTCTGTTTCACTCCAATATTCCTTACACAATCCAGTTCCAAGCCAATAAGCTGCCAGATGTGAATAAGGTGTTTCTTATAGGCAACAAGCAGTATTTGTGCGAGAAGATTGAGACGGAAATAGATGTCGATGGATTAAGCAAGGTACTGAAGGGGACTTTTTATCGGATAGAATAAAAAAGCTCTTTTTATTTGCGTAAAGTAGAATTTTTACTACCTTTGCATCATTGAAACAACTAAGATATGGTTAAATCAAGAGAATTTCATAGTCAGATACTGAAACGTGGAAAGAAAAGAGGATGGCACTGGATAAAAGGTGAAGGAGACGGGAGCCATCGGATTTATGAAGACAAGAACGGTATCAGATACCCGGTGCCCTACCATGGTGCCAAAGAAATGGGTGAAGGACTAAGAAAGAAAATTATCAGGGATATGGAGCTTGAATAAGCTCCCCCTTTTCTCTATATGTTTGAAAGGAGGATTTTATTATGGGAAAACTTAAAGTGACAATTGAAAAAGGACCGGACTTGTTCGGTGCGTGGGCTGACAATGTTCCTGGTATCTATGGAGAGGGTGAAACTGTGCAGGAAACAAAAGAGAATCTTCTTACCTCCATTGAACTGTATAAAAAACATAATTCTACAGTCCCTAAAGAATTACAGGGAGAAATATCCGTAGAATGGACTTTTGATGTACAGTCGTTCCTCCAATATTATAGCGGTATTTTTACCAAGGCTGCACTGGAGCGTATAACGGGGGTCAACCAGAAACTCTTGGGACATTACGCATCAGGTTTGAAAAAACCACGTAAAGCTCAGGTTGAAAAAATAGAAAGCGCATTGCATGGCTTTCTGAATGACATAAGCCAGGTGCACTTGGCATGATGTAAATTCCGATAATGGATTGAAAGATACTTCTCGGTCAATCGCGAGACCGTAAGGTTTTTAATGACAATTAGGAGGGCTTCCACGGGTTGGAAGCCTTTTTTGTATCTCTTTGTTGGATATGTGAAATAGAATTAACACCTTTGCAGTGCCCAATATAAACCAAACGTTTCAATTCCTTATGCCGTGCAACCCGTACTCAATCGGGTTCCGGGTGGTTCCGGTGGGCGCGCGGCATAAGGAATTGATTTTTTAGATATGAATTCATTGGAAGATTTCGTTCTGACATATATATCAGAACAAACCATTATTCATCCTAAGGATATTAAAGAGAAATTTCGGAAAAAAGGTTATAATATGGAACGTATAACGCAAGTTATAACGGAAATAGATTCAGAAGGATTAATTTCTACTGCACAAGGAAAAACTGAATCTATTTGTTTGACCCGCGAAGGCAAGAAAGCTGTAAAAATGGGGTTTGCCAAATATTTGGAGATGAAGGAAAAAGAAAACGAGCTGGATAGCAGGATAAAGAAAACGACATTGTGGGGAAACTATATCAATATTGCCAGCGCTGTTTGGGGAGCGGTGGGTTTTATATTAGGAGTCCTAACAAAAGACCAATTAGCAAACTTATGGGAGTGGTTATCTGCAATGTTCTGATTAAACTGCATTTCCGTTGTAAACGAAACAGCTGTTCTTCCATCTCTATGGAGTAATCCTCTAATTCAGAGCATTTATTGGCTGCATATTGTGAAAGCTCTATGGCTTGCTGTATATCTTTATCGGTATATTTCATGATAACTTTCTTTTTGGCAAAAATACTATAAATAATTGAATATGAAACGAGTTTTATTTTTAATCTGTGTTCTGTCCTTAGTGGCAAACACTGTTTTAGCACAAGAACGTCCGGAAATGAGACGTGAAAATCGTAGAAACACAGAAACAACCGAGAGGCAAATACCTCCAGGACATCGAGAGAGAATCAACGGACAGAATTCAAATGCCGAGAAACAGCCAATGACTTTTATGCAGTCGTTAAAATTAAGAAAGGATGTGAGAAATCCACAATTTGAAGCTGGGCACATGATGCTTAAATCTTCCCGATTCAAAACAGCGTCCTTAGCATGTGCGGCCGTCAGTGGAGGAATCTGGTTCTTCAATAACAGCAAAGACTATGAAGTGGCCGTTGCCGGAACCAGTGTCATTTTTGGAGCGGCTGCTGTCATTCTGTATGCTTCGAGTTTGCGTTATGAATGGTTGGCTGGTAAATACTTGAAAATGTCAGCATCACCAGGTGGGTTGTCTGCCAGTATAACTTTTTAATGTGACATTAAAAGCGGAGAAACAAAAAATCTCCGCTTTTCTTTTGCCATTTCAAAATAAACCTGCATCTTTGTGGTGCTAAACAATCAAACATGTTAGTCATGTACGTAGAGCGCGGTTAATGCTCATGACATAATGGGCTTTTTTTATGCCCATACTGAAGATATGTAGAAGTTTGTTTATTGACAAATGCATACGGCTGCCTTTCCTATCAATTTGTTTTGCTCTACGGAGTGACAACTGTTTGATTGTTTAGCGACACGGGAAATGGCAGCCGTTTTTCTGCCTATACGCTAAACAATCAAACAGTATGAAAAAACAAGCCCAAAGCGCCCGCGGACGCTATGTATCCGCAGAGAAAGTCCAAGAACTGTTTGCCCAGTTGGGCATTGAACTGTGCGCTGGACGTAAACGTATCCGTGCAGCACGTAGCGACAAATCCATTTCCATCTATGTCAATGGTGGGACAGTCAACATCACCTTTAATGAGAAAGGAGGCAAAGCATGATGTTCTTTGTTTACCATCTGCAGACCTATTCCCCCAAGAACCGGGCATGGAAAAAGGTTATTGATTATGTAGAGAAGTATAAAAACGTTCTTATCAAGGATGAACTTTCCCTGGATGCACTCAAGCATGAAATAGGCGATGTGGTTAACCGCATCAATGCCGAACACCCCAAGATGAAACGTATGAAATGTACTGCTACTCCTTTGGGACGTGACTGTACTATACGCATCGAGGCACATGTCATAAGTGGCGGATGCCCGGACACGGTATTCTTTCTCGATATTTGCAAGGTACGTTCCATTTATCAATTTAGTGAGAAGGCGAATATGCTGGAACAGAAAGGAGGTGAGAATGGATAATACTACCGTTAATGGAATTGTACTTGACGATTCCATATCTAATTGCTTATTGAAATTGCAAAATAATCGAGCGGCATCCCTTGCAGAATTGTTGGATGACAGTATCGGCTTTCTTCTTGAATACAGTGGTTATTTCTATGACAATTCAAAAACATTTTTGGATGTTTTAGCAACATTACATAATGCCCGTACCGAATTTTTAGGCCTTATCCCTAATCAGAAAGGAGGTGCCCAATGAAAAAGCCTATAGGATTCCGTTCTTATCAAAACGACGAAGAACCGGACAAACAAGACGAATTGGAGAAGCAACAAGCCGAGCGGCAGAAAGCCATAGCAAACTTCATCGGCCAGAACTACTCGCCCATCGGTACCACTTCACAGAAATGTTACAAGACC